TCAAAAGTAAAGACTTTGCTAAAGCTCAAGAAGAACTTGCTAAAACTTTTGGTGGGCAAGCAGCTGCACAAGCTGATACTTTTGCTGGCAAAATGGCAAGGCTTAAAGTTGCTTTAGATGAAGCCAAAGAAGGAATAGGTCAAGCCCTTTTACCTATCCTTGAAAAACTTGCTACTTTGTTTGTTGACAAAATACTCCCTTTTATAGATATTGCTGTACAAAAGTTTAGTGTCTTTGCTGAAAGTGTTACTAAAAACCTTGACGAACCATTAAACAAAGTAGTAGATATTTGGACAAACTACGTTTTACCTGCATTACAATCTTTGTGGAGTTTCATTATTGACGTATGGGTTCCAGGAGTTAAAGCATATTTTACACCAATAATTGAAGGTATAGTTATTGCTTTTGATAAAGTTCGTGATGCTTTAGCAAGGAACGAAGAAAAACTTAAACCTTTATATGAAGCATTTAGTGTCTTTGTTCAATGGATAGCAACAACAGGTGCACCATTTATAGGTAAAGTATTTGGTTTAGCCTTTCAAGCATTAGGCGCATACATATCTGCAGTTATTGACATTATTGCTGGAATTGTGGACGCAATAGATAAAGCCATAAAGACTGTTCAAAACTTTATAGACAAAATTAAGGAAGCAATTGATTTTGCTCAACGAATACCAGTAATCGGTAATATCATTCCAGGGCTACCTAGTGGTGCACCAGGTAAAGGTGGCACAGTTATAAATAACAACATAAACATTAAAGGCGCAATAGACCCTCAAGCCACAGCAAGAACTATTACAAAGCTTCAAAACACAGCAAATAAAACAACAGGTTTAAGAGCTTTTGCGTAACAATGACAATTTTTACACCAACATACAGAGTTACTATTGCTGGTATTGTACAAACTTCTACAACATTAGAGAACGCAACAATTACTTATGGTCGAAACGATTTCTTTGAAGCAACTCAACCTAGTTATTGCAACTTAGAATTATTAAATTTAGAGGGCACAAGCCCAGTAGTTGAACTCTTAGACACAATACTTATTGAAGTTACTAACTCAGCAGGTACTTACGTCAAATTATTTACAGGTGAAGTTTCAGGTGTTTTTAACAGATTTGAAGGCGCAGGTTTAGGTGGTAAACCTAACACATTACAAATACAAGCTGTAGGCGCTCTTGGTTTACTTGTTAAACGTTACGCTGGTTCTGTTGCTTACCCAGAAGAATTAGACGGCGCACGCATTACACGTATTTTGGAAGAAACACTTTATACAGCTTGGGAAGATTTAAGTAACACACTTACTTGGAACGATTTTACAACTGAGACTTGGGCTAATTATGGTGTGCAAGGCATAGACACAATTGACGCAGGGCGTTACGAAGTGCTTGCAAGATCAGCACAAGTAGAACAGGCTTACAATTTAACAGACGTTACACAACAATCGGCTTTAGGCTATTTGTACGACACAACTGATTTCAAAATAGGTTACGCAGACGCAGAACGCAGAAGCGAAAACTATGCAACCAACTTGATAGAACTTGACGCTGACCTAGTAAACGCTGACATACAAACAAGACTACAAACAGCGGACATTGTTAATAGTGTTGTAATCCAATATGATGATCCAGTTTTAGAAGTAGAAGCACAAAATGACACCTCAATAAATAACTATGGTTTGCTTCAAGAAGTTAGATCTACAATACTTGCCGAAACAGCTGACGCTACGGAACAAGCTACAAACTTTGTCAATTATAGAGGAACACCTAAAGCGTCACTTGAAGCAGTTACTGTCAATCTTGCCCATTCAGATATGACAAATACTGTAAGAGATAATTTGCTAGGTGTTTCAATGGATACCCTTTTATACTTGGACAATATCCCAGTAGGGCTTATACCTGAAGGATACTTTGAAGGCTTTTGTGAAGGCTGGACTTGGACACTAGGACGTAATAACCTTGAACTAAGTATGTCTGTTTCTAACTCAATCTACTCAACACTTGATGTACAATGGGAAGACTACAACGCTTTAATTCAATGGCAAAACCTAGATAATGCCACTCGTTGGCTTGACGTTATTTAAGAAAAGGATAAACTAGAACAATGGCAACTACTACCCCTAATTATGGTTGGGCTGTACCAACTTCAACTGATCTTGTAAAAGACGGCGCTACAGCTATTGAAACCTTAGGCGACGCAATAGACGCGTCTATGAACACAGCACTTGGTACAAAAAAGGCTGGAATGGTATTAGTAAGTACAACTAACTTTACTGCAGTAGCAAGTCAAGCCGTAACAGCATTTTCAGCAACATATGACAACTACAAAATTATTGTGGATATTACAGGCAATTCAACTTCTTCTGAAATCAATCTAAAATTACGTTCAGGTGCAACAGACAATTCAACGGATTACACTCAAGCAGTTACAGTTGTTTCAGTTTCTGGTTCTACTACAAATTTGTCTCAATCTGCATTGACAACAGGTTTTAGAATTAACGGCGTTCATAGTGGTACTACTACTTCTCATACGCAAACAAGTCAAATTGATTTGTTTAGACCATTTTTGGCTGTTTGGACTACTCACAATGCTTTAATTTCTTACAGGTCAGGTGCTGGAGATTATTATGGTGGGGCTGGAACAGGTTTGCACGCTGTTACAACAAGTTTTGACGGCATAAATTTAATTCCTGTTTCTGGGACAATAAGTGGACGCATACAAATTTTTGGGTATAACCAATAGGAGATATGACAATGGCTAAATCTAAAGAAGAACAAATTTTTATTGGTGTAGATGACCAAGTTATTGAATTGACTGGTGCAGATAAAGAAGCCTTTATCGCAGACAGAGAAGCAACGGCTCAAGCCTTAAAACTACTTGAAGCCGAGTATAAAGCCAAACAAGACTTACGTGAAAGTGCTATCAAAAAACTTGCAGAAATAGCAGGGCTAACAAAAGATGAACTTAATGCAATCCTTTAACTATAAACAATTATCACTAGCTGCAATTGCTTTCTTAGCAGCTTGGCAAGCAACAGACTTCGCCCTTGACTATCGTGCTGTATTAGGTGCTGTCGTAGCTGCTTCAATGGGAGCTATGAACCCTAATGCCAAAACCAAAATTAAGTAAAGCAGCTGAGCAATTACGCTCTGAAATAAACGCCAAATATCCTAAGCGAGATAAACGCTCAGACGGCTGGATAGGCGACACAGCCCACAGCGCACGCAAATCAGACCACAATCCAGATAAACAAGGTTGGGTACGTGCAATAGATATTGATTCAGACCTTGTTAAAGGATCTAGTAAAGAGTCTTGGTTGCTTGCAGAACAGATTAAGACAATTGCACTTAAAGGCGACAAAAGAGTCAGTTACATTATTCACCAACACCGCATAGCCTCACCTATTAAAAACTGGGCTTGGCGTGTCTACAAAGGCTCTAACCCTCACGTCTCACATATTCATATATCCTTTACTAAATCGGGCGACCTTAATGGAAAGGTATTTGAAATATGAGTAAACCTAAAGCAAAGAAAACTGTTATTGAATTACCTGATGTTATGGCGTCAGAACTTGTACGAATCATCAACACAGCCCACGAAGAAGGAAAACTAATCACAGGCTTCGTTTGTTGTTTGGAAATGTTTGACGGCAAAAAGAAAACAATCAAAATTGCAGCTAATCAAGATATGCCACAACACTCAGTATTTGGGATTATCAATTTTGCAGCTGAAAAATACCAGTTCACTCTTGCGCCTGATGAAGATGAAGATGATGATTTCTATGATCCGAATTGGTTTGACGGACAATGATAAATGAACTTATTGCTATTACTGGTTTGCTTATTACTATTCTTGTTTTGGTTATTAAGGCAACTACAGAAATTGCTAAAATGAAATCACAATTGTTTCCTAATGGTGGAAGTTCTTTGGCAGATAAAGTGACACGCCTACAGTTAGATGTTGTCAAAATTTGTAGTACTATGGATAGTATTAATGCAGAGTTAGGTAAGCCTAAACGAAAGAGGTAACGTATTAAACGTTACGTAATTATCTCAGATTTACAATATCCTTTTATTAAGAAATCCTACGTTGAAAGTCTTTTAGATTACATAGATTACGTAAAACCCCACGCGTTACTTGGGGTGGGCGATGAGCTTGATGCACAAACGATATCAACTTATGCACGTGGAACAGCCCTAGAATTTGAAGGCTCGTTACAAAAGAATATACTTGGGTTGAAGTCTTTACTCAAAGAATTCCGCTCAGCACTTGGACGCAGTAAAGACTTCCAAATTTCACGTAGTAATCACACAGCTAGAATTGAACGTTACATATCAAAATTTGCACCCGCCTTCTCGGTACTTGATGCAATCAAAATAGAAAACCTTTTAGGTTATAACGAAAAAGACATTAACGTTAAATACAACAGATCATTAACCGAAGTTGCTAAAGGCGTTTTGCTTGGTCATGGAGACGAAGGCAGACTTTATAATCAAGCAGGTGCTACAGCTCTTGGACTTGCTTTAAGGACAGGTAAATCGGTTATCTGCGGACATACGCATCGAGCAGGACTCTTGCATCAGTCATTTGGTTATTCAGGCAATTTATCAAAAGTGTTTGGAATGGAAGTTGGACACCTTTGCGATACAAAATCTGAAGGTATGAAATACACAAAAGGTTATGCTAACTGGCAAGCAGGCTTTGGAATCTTGTATGAACAAGACGGACAAGTTAAACCAGAGCTAGTGACTTTTAATAAAGACGGCTCTTTCATAGCCGAAGGCGAACTCTGGCGCTAACGCCGTTACCAAATTGTTATAATTCAATGCCGTGTTTTGACACCCGTTTGCCTTAACCTTTCTTTAACGAAAGGGGCAGTATGGATAAAACTTGGTATCCAATATCTCATCTCTTGGCTCACGCATATCACACTATGGACTATTACCACAAAACTAGGTGCATATTTGAGCCGTGCGATTGTGAAAACAAGCTAGCGCAATTACAGGAATTCTACGGACTATTTATAGGAGTGAACTAAGTGGATTATCTAAAGAACTACATAGAAGTAAAAGACAGAATACAAATGTTTTACGACAAATTCCCAGAAGGCACTTTGCATTTTGAATATAAAGGCGTACTGGAATTTGGTGGTGAGACTTATATCTATGGTAAAGCCTTTGCTTATCCTGATCGTGACAAAATGAATTACGCGAGTGGTTGGGCTTGGGAGCGCGTGCCTGCTAGAGGTTTTGCTAAAGGCGCTGAAATGATGACTCTTGAAACGAGTGCTTGGGGTCGTGCGATTGCAGCTCTAGGTATTGCTGTTACAAAAGGTATTGCTAGCCGAGAGGAAGTACAACGTAATATGAAGCCAGAAAATGACCCTTGGCAGACCCCACCAGATAGCCCTACAAAGCCCACAGAGGGCAAAATTAGCCAAGAAACCCCCAGTAACGTATCTGGACAAGGACAAGGCTTAGAAGCAGGCTATTTTGGGTCTTATCGTATAGCCACAGAGAAGCAAATAAACTTCTTGCATAGTCTCTGTAAACGTATCTATACTGACTGGGATAAAGAGAAGCTCTTGAAATATCTGCAATTCCTAAGTAAGGAACAAGAGTTTTCCAAGCTAGAACTGACACCATACACAATTATTAAAAACCAATTAGATAATCAAGAACAATTGGCAGATAACTTAAGTGCTTGGTTAAACGCTTCTAGGTTGCCGTCATCTCATCAACAAGGTGAAATGGCAGCTGCAGATTGGAAGAATGACCAATTTTAGAGATACTTTTATTAAACCCATATTTTAATGACGTTGAGCTACTACCAAGTGACTATCGGAAAATAGCCATTTGTGAGTCGTCATTAAATCCAGAAGCCGTTAATCGAACAGGCAAGTACAGGGGCTTGTTTCAATTCGATTCACGGAGTTGGGGTTATGTCGGGGGTACTGGAGATCCCGCTAGAGCTTCTGTTCGCGAACAACTCCTACGTGCGCAGAAGCTCGTTAAAAAGCAAGGATTTGAAAGAGCCTTTCCACAATGTTCAAAGATTATGGGGGTCAAATAACGTGGAAGTATTTACAGCGTTTATTGGTGTGTTTCTGGTGTTATTAGTGTTGTTTATGAAACAATAAGACTAGAGAGGGGGGCGAATGAAACCACAAGACGTATACAAGCTTGAGCAAGTCTTACGACTGTCAATTTCACAAGACTTACTCAACAAGGCTTCAAACTTTCATAACAGAGATGATATGGAAGAAGCAAGAAAGATAGTAGAAAAAAAACACTAAGTCAAGACAGGGGCAACAAATGGGAACACCTTTAGGTAGAGAAGCTGTAATAAGTTTGCTATTGGGTGGAATACTTACTCTTGGTATAATGCAAATTTGGGAGTGGGTGAAAGCGTATGTTAGATCTAATATCAAGGTGCGTTAGTTGTGGTTGCTGGTGTTATGCAGCTAGTTACTGTAAGCCTTGTATGAAAGCGATTAAATAATGCCTATATATATTTGGTGCAAAGTGTGTCATCAAATGATTGCAAAAGAATTATTGCACGAAGATTGTGAACCTAAAGTACCAGTAACGCCAGACAAAGTTAAAAAACAAATGGGTATTAAATGAGTGATATAATTTATCTACATTATCATTACGATTACGAAAACAGTAAAGAATGGGTATGTAAAGACGCTAAGTGTTATCAGAAACGTTTAGAAGATAGAAAAAAGTTAGAAGCATATCAAGAGCTAATAGATCGTGATTTGTGCTGTAAAGACAATTTACAAATGATTGAAGACTCAATAGAAGATCCAAGGATTGACGACTATAGATAACAACTGATATAAGTACTACCTTGGTCGCTCATGCCAAGTCTAAACCATAAGTTGAGGGTTGGTTAATAGCCTACTCAAACAGCCGTTAGAGGGCTTCTCTTGTTCTGCCTATTTAGCAGACGTGTAACAATAACGAGAAGTTACGACATGATCAGCTGCTATTAACGAGTCTCCTAATAGCTACATAAGTTGTTCATGATATGGCGAGACTAAGTCGAATAACAAATAAGACTTCCGTTCGATAACCTGAAACCGCAGGGGTTCAAATGAGAATGGTTTGTACTAAGCCGTTCTCTGCCCTTCAACACACAAGGGTTCTAACACATATAATAAACAACATGGACTCTATAATTAAACGTAATGGCTCATCAAGACAATGGCGTAACCTTAGACAAATCGTACTCAAACGAGACAACTACACCTGTTACTACTGCGGAGTTCCTGAAGCTAATACTTGCGATCATCTCACACCCCTCAACAAAGGCGGCACCCATTCAATCCATAATCTCGTTGCTGCTTGTAAAAAGTGCAACTTCTCTAAAGGCGATAGAACAGAAGAAGAATACATTAAAGCAAGAAACAGAAAACATAAACGACAAGCTATGAAGAAAACAGAGAACAATAACGGATTTTTGGCTGCCTATAGGACACCACCGACCCCTGCTAGCAAAACCTCCCCAAAAGAGTTCAAAACGCCGTTTCAATTACCTAAAGGAGTTGGTTGTAATGATTAAAGAAGAAAAGCACAGAATTCTACCCGCATTAGATCGGGCACATGAAGAAGCGTTACTTCAGGGAATTATCACAGCTCTCGATGCAGCAGGAATGGCTATGGCGTATACCTTGGCAGGCGTTTTAGACGGAGGAACATTAAAACCTATGGAAGAAGTTAAGTACATGGGTCAATTGCAACAGATCTTAGATAAGTATGGTTTGAGCTTGTATGGTCGTAAAGAAAAACCTGAGCTGTTAGTAGGTGAGGACACACTTGACGATCTTAGGAAACTCAACCCCGAGAATTCAGACCACACCACTAGCTCTCCCAACTAGAGGTAACGAGGTTGCTGAGTTTGCGCGACAAATTGACATGCCTCTCATGGAATGGCAACAGTATCTTGTAGACGAAGCATCAAAAATTAAACCAGACGGATCATTCGCCTATCGCAACGTACTGGCAATCGGGGCACGTCAAAATGGAAAGACTCATCTTCTAAGAATGAGAATACTTGCAGGCATATATTTGTGGGACGAACAACTACAGCTTTTATCTAGTCAGACTAGAGACTTATCGTTAGAAACTTTTAGAAAAGTTGTTGAAGTTGTAGAGAACTATGATTGGTTAAGAAAAAAAGTTAAACATGTAACACGTGCTAATGGTCGTGAAGAACTTGCGTTAAAAAACGGCATGCGTTTTAAGATCGTATCATCGAATAGTGGCGGGGCACGTGGCTTATCCGCAGACCTTTGTATCCTTGACGAATTACGACAACAGAAAACTTATGATGCTTACTCAGCTTTAGTTTTTACAATGAACGCCAGACCCAACGCACAGTTTTGGGGAATCAGTAACGCGGGCGATCATTACTCAATAGTACTTAACGCCATGAGACAACGCGCACTAGACAAAATTGAAAAGAACTTAGACGATCCTTTGTGTTACATGGAATGGAGTGCAAGACCTGACAGAAAACTTAACGACATAGAAGGTTGGAAAGAAGCAAACCCAGCACTAGGTCGAACAATTACAGTAGATGCAATTAAAGCAAGACTAAGTGATCCACCTGAAATATTCCAAACAGAGGTATTATGCCAATGGGTCGAAACAATGAACGGCGCTTTTGAACAAGGATCATTTAACGCTTGTATCAAACCAAACCTAACACTAATGCCCGACAGACCTACTTGGCTTGGTGTTGAAATAAGTCCAGAACGTAACGCATGGGCTTTAACAGGAACACAAATACTTGAAGACAAAACAATCGCTGTAGGTTTAATGGAATTCACAGAATCAGACAACGTAATAGATGATCTGCAAATAGCAGGCAAAATAGCAGAATGGGCAAAACACTACAACGCTGAAGAAGTCATAGCTAACAGGTTTACAGGTGACTCAGTAGTAGCCAAACTTAAACAAGCAGGCATCAACGCCAACCTAATTAAAGGAGCTGACTACTTTACCGCCTGTGATCAAGTGCTTAGTGCTATGTCAGGTGGTCGTCTGGCTCACAGTAACCAACCTGAACTAACTGCAAGTGTTAATAAGTGCATAAAGAAAACAAACGAATCAGGATCATGGTATGTAATGAGACGCCAAGGTTCAACAGCTGCGATAAGTATGATCTTGGCAATACACAAAGCAGAACAGTACGGATCAAGGTCACAAAACCAAGACATCGTAGTGGTTTGAGTGCTTGACTATTATAACAATATGATAAAGAATTAGAAGTTATGGGCTTCTTTCAAAATCTTCTTGGTGTAACACCAAATGAGGACGTAAATAAAGTAGACGCAGCAGTAGCGCCCTACAATTACCAAGCCGTAGCACAACCTTTTGATTTCTTTGGCACTACTTCTATTACACGCGCCCAAGCTATGCAAGTTCCAGCAGTTGCAAGAGCTAGAAACATTATGTGCGCCACTATTGGATCATTACCTTTACAAGTAAGACGTGAATCAAACAACAGCAAAGTCGCAACACCACCATTCATTAAACAACCAGATCCAAGAATGACTGGACAAGCTGTATACACATTTTTAGCAGAAGATCTTTTATTTACAGGTCAAGGCTATTTAAGAATTATGGAATTAGGCGCAGACGGCAGACCATTAAGCGCCGAATGGATTTCAGTACAAAGAGTTACAAGAGAATTAGATTTTACAGGATTAAACAGCAATCAAGGTTACAACATTACAGGTTATTCAGTAGACGGAAAGCGTGTACCTAATTATGGATTAGGTTCTTTGATTCCTTTTACAGGTTATGACGAAGGTTTACTTGTAAGAGCAGGAACAACAATACAGACTGCTTATGCTCTTGAAAAAGCCGTTCGCCGTTTTGCCGATGAGCCTGTGCCTTCGATGATTTTGAAATCAAATTTGCCAATGCCAGCAGAAAGAGTTACAGCTCTATTAAATTCTTGGAAAGAAGCCCGCAACAATCGCGCGACAGCTTTTGTAAATGATACAGTTGATTTTCAGTCAGTAGGGTTTAGCCCAGAACAATTAACCTTAAATCAAAGCCGTCAATACATGGCCTCCGAAATTGCTAGAGCTGTAAATTTACCTGAATACTATTTAGGCGGCAACGCTGGCGGCAGTATGACATATTCTAACGTCACCGCAGAAAGAAGAAACCTTGTAGATCTTTCATTAAAACCTTTAATGACTTGTATTACCCAAAGGCTCAGCGACGTGGACATAACTCCTAGAGGGTCGATAGTAAAATACGATCTTGAGGAATTTTACGCCCCGTCATCTAGCGAAAGAGCTGATATATACGCAAAACTTATTCCTTTAGGTGTAATGACAATAGAGGAAGCAAGAGAAAGGGAAGATTTAATAAATGAATAATTTAATTAAGTTTTCAACAGATATAATTGCAGCTAATTCATCAAAACGTGAATTGACTGGAGTTATTGTTCCTTTTGGTGAAGACAAAGTAGGCCACACAAATATGGGCGACGTTGTTTTCAAAGCAGGATCATTAAAAATTGGTGAAGGAATTAAACTCTTTACCGAACATGACATGACTAGACCAATTGGCAAACTATCAAGATATGAAGAAGACAACGACAAAATCGTTGGCGTATTCAAAATAGCAAGAACCAACGCGGGAGACGATGCGCTCGCTGAAGCACAGGAAGGGCTACGTACTGGCTTTTCTGTGGGAGCGATGATCGATGACTATGTAACCAAAGGTGAATTAGTAATCGTTAATGCAGCAACTCTAAGAGAAGTTAGCCACGTAACCTTTCCTGCATTCGGAGAGCATGCCCAAATAACTGATGTCGCAGCAAGCGAATCAGAACAACCAAAAGAAAGCGAGGATACTATCGTGTCAAACGAAGTAACCCCAGAAGTAGTAGAGGAAGTTGCAACAGAAGTTGTAGCAACCCCAGCTGTTGAAGCTCAAGAGCGCAACGTGCGCCCTGCAATTTTCACAGCACCAAGAAGCCCAATCACTTCAAAAGCTTCTTACCTAGAACACAACATTCGTGCAGCACTTGGAAACGAAGATAGCCGTCAATATGTAATGGCAGCTGACACAACTTCTAATAACGCAGCATTCATTCCAACTCCACAATCAACTGAAATTATTAACGGAATTGCTAACGCAGACCGCGGCGCAGTAGACGCAATTTCACGCGCAACACTTCCAGCTGCTGGTATGACTTTTGAAATTCCAAAAATCACAACTGCTCCAACTGTTGCTGAAGAAGGAGAAGGAGACGCAATATCTGAAACAGATATGGCTTCATCTTTTGTTTCTGTTTCTGTTAAAAAATACGCAGGACAACAAACATTCTCAGTAGAATTGTTAGATCGTTCATCACCTGCATTCTTTGACGAATTAGTACGTCAAATGGAATTCGCTTATGCAAAAGCAACTGACGAAGCAGTAGCAGGCGCATTAGCAACTGGTGGAACTGATGGTGGAAACCGCACATTTAACGCAGCAGGTCTTCTAGGCTTCGTTGCTGATGGTGCAGCTTCTATTTACACCAACTCACTAGGATTTGCTCGTTCCTTAGTTGTTTCTCCATCTGCATGGGCAACCATCATGGGATTAAACGATGCGGGACGTCCTATCTATAATGCTGTTAATCCAAGCAACGCGGGCGGTTCTGTTTCTGTAAACAGCCTTCGCGGAAACGTTGCAGGATTAGATCTATACGTATCACGCAGCTTCTCAGGTGTAGGCGATAACTCAATGATTATTGCTAACCCAGATGCATACACCTGGTACGAAAGCCCACGCTTGAGCCTACGCACAAACGTAATTAACACAGGTCAAATCGACGTGTCTTACTACGGCTACGGCGCAATTGCAACAAAAATTGGTGCTGGCGCTTACCGATTCATGGTTGCATAACCATAATCAACTAAACGTGAGGGTGGTTCGCCCCTGTGCCACCCTCACCCTAAAAGAGAGGAAATGAAATGCCAGTTTTAGTAACAGCTAGTGAATTAAGAGCTGTACTTGGTGTTCCAGTTGCTCTTTATTCAGACGCACAACTTGATTCAATAATTGAAACAGCAGAAGACGCTATTGGTGATTTTCTTGTACAACATAAAGTTGCAGTAGACAGACATTATTCACAAAGCGCAACCTCAACTACTTTACATTCAACACAACCACACAAATTTCACGCAGGACAAACAATAACAATTTCAGGTGTTACAGGACACGCAAACGGATCTAAAGTAATCTCAGAAATTGTTGATTCATACACTTTTAGAATTACAACAACAGGTGCAGACGTTCATAGTGAATGGTATTGGACTGTTCCTAGTGGTTTGGCTTACGCTAATTCACTTTCACAATATAACGGCGTAGACGCTGTTGAAGAAGCCGTTTTACAAATATCAACCGACGTATTCCAATCAAGACTTTCAATTTCAGGAACTTCACAAGCTTTAGATTTCACCCCAGCACCATACAGAATGGGCAGAACCCTTCTTTACAAAGTAACAGGTTTAATAAGTAAATATATTGACTCTAATAGTCAAGTAGGTTAATTATGGCTCTCAGTACGCTACGTGCAAGCCTTAAAAGCGCAATAACAGATAACACAAAATATTCTGCTTATGATCACGTGCCAGAAATTATTATTCCGCCTTGTGCCCTCATTTTGGCTGGCGACCCTTACCTTGAACCAATGGTTATTGGTAACACTAAGAATTGGTACGTACGCCTAACACTTGAAATTGTTAGCACCACGTATTCAAACCCAAGCGCATTAACAAACTTGGAAGATGATATAGAAACAATCTTGGCACTTATACCGACAAACTGGATTATACTGTCAGTATCTAGTCCGAGAATTAGGCAGACAAATAACACAGATATGTTATCTGCTGAAATCCAACTACAAACAGCCTACACAGGCTAAGGAAGGCACTAATGGCAACAACAATTTTAAGTGGTCGTCAATTAACTTTGACAATTGCTACAGTCGCATACAGCGAACAAATTTTAGACTCTGCTATCAACTTTGATACCGAGCGTTTAACTTTTGACACCCTTGCAGGAAAAGCATACAAATACATAGATTCAAACGTCACTTTAGATTTAACTTTCTTAAACGACGCTGGCAAAACAAGCCCAGGAAGTTTATACAAAGCACTATGGGACGCAACAGAATCAGCACCAGATACAGTACTTGCTTTTGTTTTGACTTTGACAACAGGAGTTACCTTAACTGGTAACGTATTGCCAGTTTACCCTGGTATTTCTGCTTCAGGTTCAGACGCACAACAATGTACAGTATCTCTACAAGTTGTAGGAATACCAACAGAAGACCTAACAGCAGCTTAACCAAAACTAAAGAACAGGGGCACACAAATGCTTAAATTAAAAATAGTATGGGAACTAGAAACAGGTGAAAAGTTTGAAGAATGGACAAGACCAATTGAACTTTCACTTGCAGAAAAAGAACTATACTCAGGCAAGTCAATTATCAAAATACTTACAGAAGAATCAAGCCCAAGCAACACACTTCTTTTATTCTTGGCTCACAAAATTCAACAACGTGTTACCAAAAAAGTTGAAAACTTTGATTCTTGGAAAAGTAAAGTCACCGATATTGCAGCTGTTGATTTTGAGACAGCAAATTTTACCAAGCCCGAAGCGTCGGGCGTTTAGCAGTAGAGTTAGCAATAGCCACAGGTTTAACACCCGATTATTGGCTCAATGCAGAAGCCGAAATTTGGGCTACAGCTGTAGATGTATTGAACGAGCGAGCTAATGGCTAACGTTGTTCAAGGCAAAAGTAGCAACAAAAAACAAACAATTCGTGTTAAAGTTGATGATTACGAATTAAGAAAACTGCTTGCAACGTTTAGCAAAATGGACGACATAGCCAAAAAAGATATGGCAAAAATTGCTAATGATTTAACTGAACAAGCAGCCAAATTTGTTACTTCTTACGCTTATAATGCACCTAACCCTGCTCAAGCAAACGCCATTATGAAATCATTAAAAACTAACAAATCAGATAAAGCGCCAAACTTTACTGTAGGTGGCACAACAAAAGTTACCAGATCAGGAGCAAGTGCTGGTACGCTATTATTTGGTACAGAATTTGGATCTAAACGATTTACACAATTCCCACCTCGAAGCACCTCTAAAGGCAGAGGTAACAGAGGTTGGTTTATTTTTATCGCTTTAGAACGATTCCAACCTATAATTACTAAAAAATGGCTTGAAGGCTATGAAAAAATAGCAAACGAGTGGAAAGGGAGAGCAGCTTAAATGGCTGATATCAGGACACTTAAACTTGCGCTTCTTGCCGACACTAAAGATTTTATTCAAGGGTTAGATAAAGCTGATAAAGAAGCTAATAGTTTTAGTAGCAAACTAGGTGGGGCACTTAAAAAAGGTGCTATTGCTTTTGCAGCTCTTGGTGCTGCTGCTGGTGCTTTAGCAATCAAAATTGGTATAGACGGAGTTAAGGCTGCTATAGATGATGAGAAAGCACAAGTTTCGTTAGCTAAGACTTTAGAAAATACAACTAAAGCAACTAAAGACCAAATTAAAAGTGTAGAACAATACATAGATAAAACTGCACGCGCTACTGGTGTTGCAGACGACCTTCTTCGCCCAAGCCTAGATAGACTTGTTAGATCAACTAAAGATGTAACTAAAGCACAAAAACTTCAACAACTAGCCCTTGACATTAGTGCTGGTACAGGTAAAGACCTTGCTACAGTTTCAGAAGCATTAGGTAAAGCCTATGACGGAAACCTTGGTGCATTAAAACGTATTGGTGTTCCATTAAGTGCAAACATAATTGCAACTAAAGATTTTGCTGCAGCGCAAGAAGAACTTGCTAAAACTTTTGGTGGGCAAGCAGCTGCACAAGCTGATACTTTTGCTGGCAAAATGGCAAGGCTTAAAGTTGCTTTAGATGAAGCCAAAGAAGGAATAGGTCAAGCCCTTTTA